ACTCCTATAGGTTTTATCTGGACGTTAACATAGTCATCACAGAACCTATAAAAGTTTTTATACTGAGAAAAAGGATTGGTTGGTATTCCATAAACTTGATGGTAGATTTGGCTATAACTTTCAGGAGTTGGAGTCCCAGACAATAGAATTACATAAGGAATATGTTTTTTTAAAAGCTCTTTTACTTGTTTAGCTCTTTTACTTGGTTTAGGAAAAGCTCCCATTGTATGAGCTTCATCACAAATAACAACTGACCACTTTTCTTCTGGTATCTTGTGTATACTTTCATAATTAATTACATATAAATTGTAATCAGGATTGAGTAAATCATAATCAGACTGTATGCTTGATATAGCTTTCTTCTTTGTAATAAATAAAACATCACCGTTGCCATATAAATATTCTGCTAACTTCAAAGACGTAAGAGTTTTTCCCGTCCTCACCTCCATAGCTAAATATAAAAAGTTATACCTTTGTAACACGTGTAACCCTAGGGTTACAATTTCTTTCTGGTATGGTCTGAGCTCCATTCTTTTATTATCATATTAATTAATAAACATTTTTCATACTCCTCTTCTTCTATAAAATACTCTAGCATATTTAATAAAAAATCACGGCTATAAGGAGCAAAAGGGTTATGAGCAAAGTAATAGTTGTCAGAAGCTATAATATCTTCCTCATCTGCGTCTTCAAACAAAACCTTGTAAGAGTTTCGCATTGCAATTCCTAAAATTTCCTTATCGCTTAATGACATATTAAAAAGGTAAGGTAGGGTTTTGTTCTGCTTCTTTAGTTGTAAATATTATCCACCTTCCATTCATATCTCTGCCTTCTGTCGGAGCAACGCCTTCTCGGAATAATCCATAGGCGGTTAACCATTTATTAAATCTGGTTCTAGAAATAGTCATCTTAGACTTAGGTGCATAATCTGGGTTTTCCTCAATAAAGTCGTGATATAGTTCGTTCTTATATATACGCTTGTCTGGTATTAACTTACTGTTAGTTGACTGTCCGTGTAACAGTCCGCACCATTCAATAAATTCGTGAGAGGTTTCTGCAGACAACTGTCTTACTTCTAAATTAACAAACTCAGATTTTATTAATCCTTCATTCAAATGAAGTTGAAGACAGTCCACCATAAAATTATCAAAGATACACCACTCGGCATCATCCCAATCTCCAAACATTAGCTTGTTAAAATCATCTAAAGGAGAAAACGACTTGTTATAGTGTTGATGCAGTTCAATTTCCCATTTTCTTCTAGCAAAAGAATTACCACTTCCTTTAATAGCATAATTAGTTGTAATAGCTATCTTTGGAGATTTGCTAAATGGTATCTTGATAGCATCTTTATTTTTCTTTTCTAAAGTTAGCCCTTCTGTAACCACCGAAAACAATCTTTCAAAATCAAAATACTTTTTAACATCATCAAAGCAAAGTATTTGAGTATCAGCGGATACTAATTGATAAGCGAATGACCTTTCAAAGTTAAAAGACTTTCCATCAATAAATACTAGCTTCTTCATATGCGCTAATGCGTTCATAAATAATCCCTTACCTGTTCCCCCTTCAGGGTTGTCCGATATAACTTCATCGTTTAAAATTACAGCTGGTGAAAAAGATAAGTTTTTATAGCCGTGCATTAAATAACCTATTGTACTTTCCATAGTTGATATTCTAGACTGATTCTGTCCGCAGATATTTGCAACAAATTGTTTATAGTCGCAGTTTGTAACTTTACAAATAGTAAATATTCTATTAATCACTTGCTCTCTCCAAACATACCCACCTAAATCTAAATAGTCTATAGGTATAACCTCATTCTTGGTAATCTTTACTGCACAATTTCTATAATAAAGATAGGCTTCATCTTTAGTATCCTCAATAAAATATACTTCTATAGTAGAGAGTAGAGATAAAAATTCCTCTTTAAAAAATCTGGTATGGTCTGCAAAGTAATTATAGATAGACATATCTTCTAGTTTTAATAAAGATTCTAAAATAAAATCCTTTATTTCTTTTTCGGAAGTATGGTCAATTAAATTATTAGATACTTTAACAAATACATAATTTCTACTGCCCTCTGGACAAAACTTATAAAACCCGTGGTCTTCTAAAAATTGTTTAAATAATATATGAACAATTTTAATAACACCCTTGTTAGACTTAGTCCAAAATATTTGATGCTGGTTATCTTCATCTGCTTTTTCTAATACTGAGTTTATTACTTCGGTGTCAAATGAAGCATCTTGCAATTGACACCTAATCTCATTTTTTGGTATGCCTTGTTTTAGTTTGTTTTTAATATCACTAATCCTATCTTCATCTTCATAATATTTCGTTCCGAAATTTTGAGTATGGGAATACGCTGATTTAATAGTCCTCTTAATTTCCGTTAAAGTAAAATCTTTATTAGCGTGTTGCCCTAACACATAGGAAGCTAGACTTTCGCTAACCCCATAGTCATTAAAAGCTGAAGCCAATACATAAGCGTTTTGATTTCGCTGTCCCTCGTTCATAGGGAATTTTTTCTCCCACCATTTTACTAATATTTCTACTATTTTATTTTCATCTGTTATAGGTATAGTTACAGGGTCTATATGTTTTTTAACTTCTTTATATTCTATCTCCTCAATCTTATCCCAAACTTTACTTTGTTCGTTTATATATATAAGGGGGTCAAAACTTTCATAGCATACCCTCGAAATGTTTTTAGTTGCTTTATCAAAGTATGGAGAGTTGAAATGTTTTTCTAAAGAATGAAAATAATTTATATGATTCTCTTTATCATTAGGAATTCTAACTAACACTTTTAATCCATTTCCTGAAGGAGATACAAAAACCGAAAATACATATTTATTTTTAGACAAATCTTCTTTGTCTTTAAGCATATCTCTTACTTTTTTATAGCCATCAAAATCTAGACAGATTAATCCGCTATGGTCTATAATGCTCGTATCTAGGCGTTTAGTAAATGTACCTGAAAAACATATTGCGGGTAATAATTTTTTAAGTTCGTTTCTTTTTGTTTTATCTTTTTCTTTCCTTATTCTTTTTACTAAATCTTTAGAAGAGCCGTTCTTTATTCTTTCTATTATCGTGCTTACATCCCTGTGAAATGGAGTAGTTGTTTCTTTTATGTTTTGGAATATTGTAATTGTAAATGTCATAGTATGTCGTTTTTATGTCGTTTTTATGTCGTTTTTATTTTCATAAGTTGTTGATTACCAGTATGTATGTCGATTATGTCATATATTTACTCATTCTGTAGAAAAATAAAAAATAAGTTAATATATTTTGTGTATACTCAATATGAAAGATAATCAAATTAACATATCGACACAAAAAAAAGCATAAAAAAAGAGCCGAGGACGACCCTTTTCTTACACTTAATAGTTAGTTAGAATGGTAAATCCACATCATTCTTTTCTTCTTTCACCTCTGCTACTGCTTCCTTCTTTTCTTCAGCTTTTTCATAAGGGTCGCTTAATTTAAGAGATAAAAATTTCCCTTTCCCGTATTCCTTTACCCAAGCCGCAATCTGTTGTTGAGTACCATCAGGAAGAGTGATGCTTCCACTATATTCTGGTTGGTTATTGTCAGGAGTTTTATTGTCATTTTTAAACAAACTGCCGTTCCCGTTGTTGTGTACAAATTTTTCTGCCATTTTTATTTATTTTAATTGTTCGTTCCAAATGATTCATTGTCTCAAAGATTAAATCTTCTTTCTCGACTTTACTATTAACGGACATTGGAACTCTCATCCACATAATAGTATTTTTAGGAGTTCTTTTAGGAATCTTGTTCCTTAAAAACCGCATAAACTTTAATATTTTTTGTTTCATTTATTAATTTTTTTATTACTTTTTCTTTTTTTTTATTATCCTGTTGTATGTATTTAGGATTAGTCGAATTCAGTTTTCTTTTCTTCATTATAATTCGACTTTTAGATAAAAGTTTTTTACATCTTCAATACTTCCTTCTGCAAAATAGGTGTTGTATTGTTTTACCGCTTGTTCTACTTTGTATTCTCCATACTCTATAAAGTCTGCGGTTGGTATAAACTTGCCTAATACTTTAGTTACTTTATCTATTACATAAAATTCTAAAGGTTTACCAAATAATTGTTGATATAAGTACGCTTGACTATCGTAATTATAAGAACGACAGCTGTATTTAAAACGAGAAATATCACTTGTAGTTTTTATATCAATTACTTTATCTTTTGTAATTATATCCGCTTTTCCTTTCCACATTGCGCCTTTGATTTTTTTGACAGCGGGGTGTTCAAAAACATTTCCTTCTTTATAAATATCCATAGCGAAATCAAAATTCCTTAACATTACCTCTTTTAATTCTTGTATCTCTACTCTTTCTTTTTCGAGTAGCAACACATCAACACCGCTCTCTTCAATCTTTTCTTTATATAATTTAGTATTTCTACTACTTGCAACTACGAATTGCCACCCTTCACATTTCTCTGGCTCTAATAAAAGCTGATGAAAGAATCTTCCATAAAGAAAGTTTTTATTATCAGGTCTAGGTTGATGAAATTTTAAAGGGTTATGAAGTAAATCACATATATCGGAGTTGGATAAATATTTCTTTCCTATCCCGTTATAATATTCATTATCGTTTTTTAGTTTTTGTACTATTTCCATTTTTTAGTTTGTTTGAAATTTTAGTTTTAACTTCTTCTGTTATATTATAATTATTGTCTTTTAAAAATGCTACAATAAATTTCATTGTTTTTTGTTCTTTCGGCAATGCGCTAACCCATTTCATAAAAGCTACAATATCGACATCTTTCACGGTAAACTTGGTTTCAGGATTTTGGTTTGCGATGGCGTTTTTAACTTCTTCCGCAGATGCTACTGCCGTATCTAGTCCAATACCAAAGTTAGCTAATGCTCTTCCCCACGCACTCGTTTCACAATTTTCTACATAAGAAGTTTTGTTTATAAAAGTACTTCCCTTTTCTTCCTCTGCTAATCCTGTCGCTAGTACATTATCATTCTCATCTATTACTGAAGCCATAATTAAAATTGATGATTCTGTCTTGTCAATTACTTCAGATACTAAAGAATAGTTAGGGTAGGTGGCTCTGAAAAACTTTAGTCTTTCGTTTACCTCTACATATTCTTTGCCTTTAATTTTTATTGATTTTAATTTTGTTGTCATTTGTTTGTTGTTTAATTATTTTATTTAATTTCTTATTAACCTTACTATAAGAATTCATTATTCTTTCTCTGGATGCCTTTAAGTTCATTATATGCTTGGCATTTTTTCTCGTATTAACTTCCCTCTTTATATTGCTCTCAATCATTTCTAGTTTTCTACGATAATTAGACAAAGATAAGACATACACTCCAATTTTCCAACCTTTATCATAAAACATTTCATATTGTTCAGGGGTTATTTCTCTATAAAAATCTCCCCCCATTGTCGTATTATGAATGATGGTATGTTCCGTTGCTCTTTCTTGCTCTATGCGTATACCTGACAAGATTCGTGCCTCAAAATCATCCCCATCTAAGACGGCAGAAAATTCATCTTCCTTTGCTTGATTAAATATATCTATTAAAGAGTAACACATTCTTGAATTCTATCGGTAATCGTTTTATAATCATCATCTTTGTTCATCATTTCTTTTACCACGCCTATCCCGTGCAGGATAGAAGAATGGCTAACTTTATATCCATTCTTGGTTAAATACTCTTGGATATATCCTAGTCTAATTTGTCTATCCATACATCCATAATATAACAGGTGTCTAGCATCTACTACTCTTCTTTCTTTAGTTTTAGTAAAGAGTTGCTCCCTACTAATATCATACAGAGAACATACATTCTCCGCTATTTGATTAAATATTGGTTCTTTCATTTATCTTTTTTTTATTCATTATTTTCTCCCACTGGTCTCGGTTGCGGAGAGTTTTTTTTAATTGATTGACCGCACAATTAAGATTATGCATTAAATCATCTATCGTTTTTTCTTTTCTTATTTCACTCATTGTTTGTTGTTTGTGGTTGTAAAAAAAACAGAGAGGAAGCAATTCCAATAAGTTTAGTTGGTAAAATTACCACTCCCTCTCTATTTAAAAACTATTATGAAAACACTTCGCTAATATATGGAATGTTTATAGATTGTGCAAATTATTTCTGACTTTTTAATTTCTCAACTTCAAATTCTAGATGGGCGATTGCTTTGGTAAGACATTCTATTCCCCCATCTTCGTGCTTTCTTTTAGAGCGTAAGCAGTAAGTTACTGCTGACCCTACATTGTAGGAGCAGTCAAAGTCGCTGACGACATATCTTGCTTGATACTTTCCTGTTCTTTCCGTATTCCCTATATAATAATCAGGTACTCGTGAGTCTTGTGGTAGGGTGGTCGACCGATTTCTGTCCGTGTCGTACCAATAGTGGCTTTTTGGAGGCATTCTAAAAACTTAATAATAAATCTTGTGCTATTCTTTCAAAAATAGCTTTTTCTAAACCTTTCAAATCTAGAGACACCTCTAGGTCTTTATTATAATGTAAAGCATAATGCTTTTCAGGTAGAAGCTGAATAACAAACCCCCCTGCATATCTCACAACTTCCTCTGCGTTGGGCAAAATGATTAGTCCCGTAGATAAAACACTCATATCGTGTTCTCTATACATAGATAGGTAAGTTTCAGTGGTCATTAATTGTCCTGTGCTTCTGAATGTAGTTAGACTCATTTTCTTCTTGTCTAGGGCTTGTTGTAGTTTTTGAATTATTTTTTTTCGTGCTGACTTCATACTTTTTTCTAAAAGTATTTCTGCTGATAGCAGTCTTAATTTCTTTTCTTCCATTGTAATAAATTTTAGTTTAAATATAGTGTAAATATAGTGTAAATTATTGACACGCTAAAATTTCCGTGCCTTTAAAATACCAATGTCCATCAATCTTTACTTTGCTGATGGAGGTGATATCAAATTTTTTTCTCCGCTCCTCCCTAGCTATATCTTTTCTTCTAGTTTTGACTAACGCTTTCTCTAATTTTTTGATGCGTCTTTTCATTTCTAACCTTTCGGTTATTAATTCTGCTTTTCTTTCTAATTCCATAACATTGCTAGTATTAAAGTTAACACCATACCTATATAAGATATGGCTAACATTTTCATTTTGTCTTCGTATCTTTTATTTCTCATTTTTTTTAATTTATATTTTGACATATCATTTTTAATTCCTCTCGAAATTTTTGGTAGTCCCTCCGTTGTTTTAATTCCTTTACTATCCTACGGGTATGCTTGAGGTAGTAGGTTTACATCTTTCCATCATATCCCAGTAGTAGTCATACCACTTATCAAATATTTTCTGTGCCAGTGGAGTCCAGATGGTATGAGTTCCCTTGTCAATTTTTGTTTCATCAAAGGTAAAACCCCCTGCTTCCATTACATCATTAGTTCTGCGGTGCGCTAGTGTAGTGCAAAGTTCTGTTTGGTTTATTTCTACAATCATTTTATTATTTGTTTGGTTAGATGCGAGGAGCAGATTCGAACTGCTGACCTTGAGTTTATGAGACTCACGAGCTGACCACTGCTCTACCTCGCAATAAAACAAGAAAGGAAGCACGACATATAGCTTCCTTTTACTAAACTGGTTGCTCCTAGTTTAAACTTGTTGAGAGTATCATCCTTTAGGATTATTCCAATGCGCACTTGGTTATCCTCTAGGAATTTGTTATCTCTCATAAGGACGATAGAAGTGCGTTCTTAACTTTCGCCCTTAATATTAGACAAATATACAACATTATTTAGACATAGCCAAATTTATGTTGCTTTTTTTTTTAGTCGTCTACGACTAATCTCTTTCAAGTCGCTCTTCATCCATCCGCATTTCTGCTCTTGCCTCTCTTTCTGAAATATCGTACTCGTATTTCTCAACAATCTCACATTCATCATCACAACAACCACATATATAGTCGGCTTCAGTTTCTTCGTCTCTTGCTTCCCAGTATTCTGCTCCGCAACAATGACTGACCATTTCTTCATAGTCAGGGGTTGCTAATTTCCAATCATCATAATTCATAATTATTTATTTATTTAAAGTTTTCTTTATATTCCTCGTCTCCGTCAGCATAAGCACACGCCTCAGCGTCTACATTATTATGCACTTTTGACACATATTCTCCGTATAATCTCCACCATTCCAATTCATCTTTTGCCTTAATTCCTGTCAAGTGTCTTATAAGTCTATCAAGCCCATTCACTACGCCTTTGTGTTCAGCAAAGGTATGGCTATCATTTACCCATTCCTTATCTTCCTTTATATCTTTTGCGATATTTTTAATTTGTTCTATTGTTATCATAATTATTCGTTTAAAAATTTTACATAGTCTTTGTGTTCCTTAAGAAAATTATCTTTGTAATTTTTATCACTCATTGCCTTTGCTAATTCTTCTATCCACATTTCGTGAGACATTTTGCAATTATCTATATCCACTTCATAATAGTGGATTAGTTTTTCAATAAGTTTAATTCTATTGCTACCCATATAACCAAATTGATTAACATAGTGTTTTAATGTTGTCCACTCTATATCAAAGTCAGACAATTTCTCGTATTCTTCTTTATCTCGTGTTGAGTTATTGTCCACTAACCACTTGTCAGGGTCGGTAGTTATATCAACAATATAAGTTCTTCCTGTTCCTTCTGTGTATCGTATGATTGCTATTTTCATAATTATTTAGTTTTAGATTATATTTATTTGTGTATATATTTCTACCCAGTCATAGTAAGACCCCCATTCAGAATGTATTGTTCCATCCTCGCCTACTGCTACTATAAAGGCGGGTGTGTCTGTGTATCCATCTTCATCAACAAGCCCCTCTACAAAGCTCGTGATAGTTCGCACTGCTTCATATTCAGGGTACCACTTTAACCAGTCTCCTTTATATATTATTATTTTCTCTTGCTCTGACTCTACCCCTAAAATTTTTGTTAGTTGTAGCGGAGTATTTTCATAGGTTTCTCCCAAGTTTAATTGTTCAAAGTCTTTTCGTTTGTTTGTAGGTATACCTATATATACCTGACTTCTATATCCCATAGTTGTTTGTTTTTAATTAGTAAAATATCCATATTGATAAGTAAAATAATATACTTAACACCATTAAAAATATTACGCCTTGTAATATCTCAAATGGATTTTCTTTGATTTGTTTTAATAGTTCTTTCATAATTATAATTCTTCGATTTCGTTTTGCACTTCATCAATCTTGTCAAGGATTGGTTGAATTAGATTAATAGTTTCGTGGTCATCATCACTTCTTACCAAACTCATTACTTTGCTATACGCTTCATCTAAAATGCTTATTGCCTGTTTTATTTCTTGTGTTTTATTCATAGTTATAGTTATTTAGTTGTTGGTTATATACTTTTTTATATCCTCACTTCTCCATTCTAAACTCTTTTCTATACAATGATTGCTACAAAAAATACTCCCTGTACCATCATCAATAGGGTTGTCTAATCCATCTTCTCCACAATTTTCGCAGTAGTAACTTTCTATTGTAGTTTCGGTAATCTCGTAAACTAATGTATAGTGTTCTTTTCCCTTGTTCCCACAATGCTGACAATCGTATGGGTAATACACATAATCGCCCATACAGACCATTGTGTCGTACTCTATATTTTCGCTTTCGCATTTTGCACATTGTCCTGCACAATTTTTTTCTATTGTTATCATAGTTATTTATTTAATTTTCTAATTTCATAGTCAAAATTATCAACATTATTATACTCTATTTTATTTAGTACTCGTGTTGCTTCTTCGCACCCCTCTACCATTTTACAATCGGCATAGTCAAACAGGATGGTATTTTCTTCTTTGAGTTTGTCTACTTCTGTCTGCAAAGCCTTGACTTGCTCGTGTAAAAAGTCTATTGTTTCTTTCATAATTATTTAGTTTTAAATTTAACTTCAGTAAACAAAGCAGAGGTTATTTACTAACCTCTTGCTCTGAATACATTTCATTACACACACTGCAATGATATTTTTGATTACTGATTTCAGTTTCATCATAGTATACTTCTTCAAAACATATCTGACAATACTTTGCGTTGTCATCTTCTTTGTCTGCAATTACCGACAATGAAGAGAACAAGTCTTTGCGGTCGTGATATGTTGTATATTGTTGAGGTTGGTACTTTTGATAATTAGGTTTCCAATAGTTCCAAGTATTATCTCGCGTATACCTTACATAGTATTTTTCATTCGTATAGTTCTTTTGACTACGATTAAAATATATCCAAGCTGTAATTTTCTTACCGCTCTTCATTGTTATACTTGTCTCTACCCTTTCGTAAAAAGTTGGGTGTCCTTCTAAAGCATCAAGACTTCTAAAGGTGTTATCATCTACTTTATAAACTTCTACCTCTACTTTATGTCCTTTGCCTTTCTCTTCCATTAAATAAGGTAACCCATTAATTATAAGTGGGTATCTATCGGTTGTTGTTCCTTTCCCTACAAATCTTTGATTGATTAATAATCGGTGGTTTCCATAACCTTTTTTTAATGTACCATAAACTGCTACAACATTGTCTTGCAATACATTAGGTTTAGAAAACCAAACCCCATTACGCTTACTCCATAAGTCTTTGTTATAGATTTCGTATTGTCTATTCCTCTTATTGTATGAAACAAATCTAGAATCGTGCTGACCTAGTACTGCTCTTCAGTTGCTACGAGGTATGCCCCCTAGTTCGATAGCTAGTTGTTTGCTATCGCATAAGTCGTGCGACCCATATCCTACTAGAGTTCCATTGTGCATTAGCAGTTCATCTGTGTTTTTCCCACAGATAAAAGGGTGCGTATTTTCTCTATTGATTTTCCCTTTGGTTGCGTATCTAAAATGCGCAATGTATGGTCTATTAGTATTCAATACTTTATAATCCTTTGATTTAAAATATTTTACCTCGTTGGTATCCAGAAAAATTACCCCTAATCCGTGAGGGTTAATTCTTGCAGAATTTTTTAATGTCTCTTGTGAGACTTGCTTGTCTTTCGACTTCACTATTATTATACACATAATTTATTTGTTTGTGAGGTTTAGACTTCCTACTATTGCCTAGTATTGTCCTCTGACCTCTGATTAATTTAGACAAAGATAAGAAAACATTTAGACATAGCCAAACAATTTAGGCGAAATTTGATTTCGTGTATTTTAGAAGACCGCTTTTAAAAGTCTTCTGCTTTATGCGAATTTATGTTTCGTGTAGTTGTGCGAATTTATGTTTCGTGTACTTTATATAATATAGTGTGTGGTGGTGTGGTGGTGTGTGGTGGTGTGGTGGTGTGGTGGGGTGTGGCTCTTTCCTGCTCTTGTCGGTAGTTGGGTGTGGAGCAAAAAAAAAGACCGCAAAAAGCGGTCTTAATTTTGGTCGTTAACGACTATTGCATCAACGCATACTAGCCCAAGTTATGAGGTTTTGTCTTAACATTCTTTTTGCTTGTGGTGTTAAAAAGCTGTCTTGAGAACGCTCACTACGATAGATAAATTTTGTTATTTTTTCATCTA